GTCGACGATCACGCCGTGCCCGTGGAACACGAAGTCGGTGAAGCCGATGCACGGAACCGCCACGCCCTCGAGCGTGACCTCGACCCGATGCTGGCGCCCGTCCTCGGGGACGTCCGGCTTGCCGTAAGCCGCCAGCTGCTTGAGCGCCTGCTCGAGCATGCCGGCGATCTTCAGCTTGGCGTCGGCGTCCTGGCAGAGCGCGTCGTACTTGTTGAGCGCGACCGGCAGCGCGTCGTGAAGCTTGTCGGGGTTGAGCAGCGCGTACTCGACGCCCGCCTCGACGGCGGTGCCGACATGCGCGGCCGGGCCGACCGGAGAGCGCATCTTGAGCAGGCGCTCCATCACCCACATGGCGGGCTCGGACGCCCAGAGGTTCAGCGACGAGGCGCTGACATGCTCGATGCCGTGCTGCGCGAAGCCGCTCATCGGTACACCGGAGCCTCGGCAGCGCGACGCTCCAGCGTCTCCTGCTGGTGGTCCTCCTCGGCGACCTGGCCGGCCAGCGCGACGTATCCGAGCGCGTCGACCCAGTCGTCGCGGTTGAACTCGCCGTGCTGGGTGCGCGCGAGCTTCAGAAGCGCGAGCATCGCCAGCACGTCGGCGGCGTCGATGTCGACCCGCACCGGGCCGCCATCGTCGAGGTACTCGCGCCACAGGCGCGCGACCTGCTCGTGCAGCCGGCGGGCGTCGCCGTGCTGCTTCGCCCGGTCGCCGCCGACCAGCTCGGCGGCGGTGTCGAGGTTCTGCTGCGCTTTCATGTCTCTCCCCTGTCGCGGTTCAGTCGTCGATCTCGGTCAGCGTGATCTCCGCGCGCGGACGCTCGCGGTCGATGTGGTGAAAGAGGTGCATCTCGCGCACCGCGCGGTCGTTCGCGTAGACGCGGCCCTGCAAGGCATCGAGGATGAGGCTCGGGTCGAGGTCCGGCCGCTCGGTGGCGTAGAAGACATGCGCGGTCATCGCGATCGGCGCGCGCAGCTGCTTGGCCTCGGGCAGCGGCGCCACCTGGCGCGCGACCTCGGTGACGTAGCGGCGGGCCTTGAGCGACTTGATGACGCGCAGGCGCCCGCCGATCTTCACGATCTGCCGGCTGTTGGCCTTGCTCGCGGGCTCGCCCTCGATGACGCCATGCCAGCGGCGCAGCTGCGGCTCGGTCATGGCGTGCCTCGACGCGCAGCCTGCAGCACGCGATTGACGCCGGCCTGCGACACGCCCAGCGCGGTGGCGATCTTGTGCTGCGACATGCCGGCGTTCGACAGTCGGATGACCGCGTCGCGATCGAGCGGCTTGTATTTCTTCTGCTGGAAGTCGTGCATCTCGACCCGCTGGTCGGCGCACATCCCGGCCGCGCTGCCCAGCAGCGATGCCTGCTGCGGAGGTTGGCGGCGCCAGATCGGCGCAGGACGGATCATGTGCGCCGGGATGTCCTCAAAGCGGCGCGCGCCGATGCGCTTGGCGAAGCGCTGGTCGGCGGTGCGGAGCATCACCTCGAGGTCGTAGCCATCCATGTCGCTGCGCCAGACCCGGATGGGTCGACCGGGCAGTCGCGCGTGTTGCGACGAGCGGATGTAGGCCCCGCGCTCGTAGTCCAGCCACCTGTTGCGCCGCGCCTGCTGGAGCGCACCGACCAGGCGGCGTGGATCGAAGGCCTCGCGCAGCTGCGCGAGCGTGGCGCGGCGGCCGGGCTGCTCGGCAACCCAGGTGCAGACTTCGTGCGTGAGGCTCATTTGCGCCTCGCGCTGAAGAAGTCGGCGGCCTCTAGGCGGTAGCCTCTCCGCTTCGCCGCGGCGAGCAGGGCCGCGATGTGGCGCGCCGGGATGCTCTTCCGTCGACGCCACGCGCGCACTGCGACCGGCGTGACGCCGGTCACGGCAGCGACTTCGCGGGTCGACCCGAAGAGGCGGGTCACAAGCTGTAGTGTATCGGCCATGACCGGAGACAATACATAGCGTAAGCCATCTGATCAATACCTTTTGTATCGCGCCAAGTGCTACCACCTCGCCATGAACACGACCGAAAAGATCCGCGCCGTGCTGCGCGAGCACAACCTTGATGTGTCAGACCTTGCGCGGCGCATGGGGTTGAACCCCGTGTCGGTGCGCCAGCACCTCAACCGCGGCTCGATCCCGGCGAAGCACCTGCAGGCATACGCCCGCGCCCTCGGCGTGCCGGTGGCGCAGCTGATAGGCGACGAGCCTCTGGCGACTGGCGCGACGCTGCCAGCAGCTGCCGAGATGCCGCCCGTCACCATTGCCGGCATCGACTATCTCGCCCTGCCCGTCTACGACATCGGCGCTGCGGCCGGCGCCGGCACGCTCGTCATCGAAAACGCCGATGGCGACGCGGTTTCCTACAGCGTGTTTCGGCAGTCCTGGCTGCGCGGCGTGACGTCCGCGCCGCCCGAGCGGTTGGCGGTGCTGCGGATCTCCGGCGACAGCATGTGGCCGACCTTGCACCACGGCGACAGCGTGCTCGTCGACATGACGGTCACCGCGGTCGGGCGGGATGGCATCTACGTCATCCGCGTGGGCGACGAGGTGCAGTGCAAGCGCTGCTCGAGGCACCCGGTCAGCGGCTCGCTGACGATCGCCAGCGACAATGCGGCGTATCCGACCTACCAGGACGTGCGCCCGGCCGGCCTGTCGGTGCTGGGCCGGGTGATCTGGACCGGTCGCACCGTCTAGCGATACTTTTTGTATTGACCTAGGCCGATACAGTCCGTATCGTCCCATCCGTTGCCGCCCCATCGGCGGCCGGAGGAGGGACATGGACGACCAGCTTTCCCAGTTGCGGGAGCGCCTCGCTGACGTCGAGCGCTTCCTGCTGATCGAGGAGGCCGCCGACCGCGGCGCGGACCTCCAGAAGATCAGCCGGCTCCGCCAGCACCGCATCGCGCTGCACCTCGAGATCGACGCGCTCGTCGCGTCGAGGATCGCGGGAGCGGCGTGATGATCGTGTCCATCAACATCTCCGAGCGCTCGGCCATGACGGCCAAGCTGCACAAGCGCGACGCGAGGATCGTGTCGATCGCCGCGGAAGACACCGCGACGAACTGGATACGCCTGGCGATGACGGCCGCGCAGGCCGAGCAGCTGATCGTGCGGCTCGGCGACGCGCTTGCCGGTCGCTCCGATGGAGCGGCGCAATGAAGATGCCATCCGTCAGCGACTGGGCGGTCGGGATCATGGCCGCGATCATGATCTACGGCCTGCTCGTGGTGACGCCATGAGCAAGCCGCTGACCACGGGCTACCGCGCCGACCTGCCGGTGACGCCGGCCGTCTTGCGCGGCCGCATCGCGATCCGCGCCGAGCTGCTCCGCGGCGTCGACGTCGAGAGCGTCCGCTACCTCAACCAGCAACAGCGCATTGCCGAGCTCGAGCGCCAGCTCGCTGCGCTGGAGGGCGGACGATGAGCCGGTGCTGCTTTGCGAGCTTGATGCCGTCGAGCGACGCGCTCGTGTCGGTCCGGTTCCACGCCGGCGAGGTGCAGTTCGTCGCCATCAGCGTCGGCGACATCACGCTGCAGGTCTCGGTCCACCAGGCCGACCGCATCCGCGACGAGATCGCCGCCGCGTTCCGCCAGCCGCTCCAGCTTGAGGAGGTCGATCGATGACCGACGAGCAGGAGCGCCTCGTGCGCGCCAGCGGCGAGGCATGGTCTTGGATGGACGACGACCGCCGATCGCGCGGCACCGCTGCCTACTGGCTTGCCTTCGCCCTGCTCGGCATCGCGACTGGCGCGGTGGTGATCGTGTTGGCGGGGTTGCGATGACCACCGCCGAACGCATCGCCCGCGAGCATTGGAACGCGGCGCTCTTCCTCGACGGCCGGCGGATCTTTCCGCAGATAGCGCTCTGGGACAACCTGTCCGCCAATGCGCGCGACGAGGTGATCGCACAGGTCGAGGAAATACTTGACGCGATCAGCGCCGCCGGGCTGGCGGTCGTGGAAGGAGAGGACGGGCGATGACCATCCGCACCATCGCCGCCGTGGTCGCGGTCACGAGCTACGTCGCCTTGTGGGTCATCACCTTGTGGATGGCGCAGAAATGACGCCCCGCCTCCTCCGCCGCGCGCAGGTGCTCGAGCTGCTGGGCGTGTCTGGATCAACGCTGCATCGCTGGCAGGCGGCGGGCATCGTGCCTGGGCCGCTGCCCGGCACCGCCGTATGGGACCGGCATGCGATCGAACGTGCGATTGATCGCGCCAGCGGGATCGAGCAGCCTGCGCCGCCTCGCAGCGAATGGTTGGAGGCACTGGACCGTGCAGACGCTTAGGCTCCGCGGGATCAAGCGCTACGTCAGCGGCGGGCGCACCTACTGGTACTTCCGCCCCACCGGCGAGCGGCTGCCAGACGAGCCGCATGCGCGCGCCATGCGCGTGCTCGAGATCCAGAAGGAGCGCGAGCGCTTCAAGTCGACGGGCAAGGCGGTCTACGCGCCGGGCTCGTTCGACGACCTCTGCGACGCCTACCTGCGCAGCGACGACTACGGGAGCCTCGCGCTCACGACGCGCGGCGACTACCGCGAGCGCATCGACTGGCTGCGCCAGCGCTTTGGCGCGCTGCAGGTCTCAGGCATCGACCGCGAGTTCGTGGTGGCGCTGCGCGACAAGCTGGCGGCGAAGCCGCGCGCGGCAGACTGGATGCTGCAGGTGCTTCGCCGGCTGCTGTACTTCGCGCTCGACAGGCCGTCGCGCTACGGCCTGCAGTACAACCCGGCCGCCAGGTTCAAGCGTGCGTGGCGACCGTCTGCCAGCAGCAACCGGCCGTGGACGCCGGCCGAGGTTGCGGCCATGACCAAGGTGCCGGGGCCGATCGCCACCGCCGTGATGCTGGGCGCCCATCTCGGCCAGCGCGAGGGCGATGTCCTGCGCCTGACCTGGGCGCAGTTCGACGGCGAGGCGGTGACGCTGCGCCAGTCCAAGACCGGCGAGCAGCTGGTCGTCCCGGCGCACCCCGAGCTCGTGGCGTATCTCGAGCGCCTGCCGCGGATCGAGCTCGGCACGATCGTGGTCGGGGCGCGCGGCCGGCCTCTGACCGGCAACGGGTTCCGGACGCTGTTCCAGCGCCAGCGGGCGGCGGCGGGTGTCTCGGGGATCACGTTCCACGGGCTGCGGCACACCGCGGCGCAGGCGCTGGCGGAGGCCGGGTGCAGCGAGGCGGAGATCCGCGCGGTGCTCGGTCACCGCACCTCGCAGATGGCCTCGCACTACACGCGGCGGGCCGACCAGGCGAGGCTTGCCGGAGCCGCCGTGGAGAGGCTCGTCGGCTTGAGCAAGAAGAACAAAACCGGGGCCAAAATGTCTAAGACCCCTCGGAAAAGTGTCTAAAGAACGGAACCAGTACCACCTAAGTCGTTGATTTCGCTGGTAGCGGCGGGCAGATTTGAACTGCCGACCAAGGGCTTATGAGGCAGCGGCTTGGCCTGCTGCATCAATGGCTTGCGTGTCTATCGCCCTGCGGCGCCGCCACCGCAAATCAATGGGTTGCGGCCCGAATGTCTATGAGGGCCTTGGCCTCGTCCCGCACCGCTTCCACGCGCCTGCTCCACCCCTTCCCGAAGGTCGGCCAGATGGGCAGCGCGCGCAGGAACTCGAGGCGCAGGTCGCAGATCCGATCGATCGTGGCGACGGGGTCTGCGGCGGTCGCCAGCGCCACGGTACGCGGCCCGATGGAGCCGTCGACCGCGGCGCCAACGGCCTGCTGCAGCAACTTGCCGGCGCGTCCTGTGCCGCTGTTCACCGCCACATCGAACACCGCCAGGTCGACGCCTGGCGGCAGCTCGTCGGCGCGCACCGCGTTCCAGTACCGCTCGCGGTACAGTGGCGCCACGAGCTCGGGCGTCAGCGCCCGCATCGCCGCCTCGTCGGACGGCTGGTTCGTCCAGCTCTCCCAGACGCGCTGGGTGACGCCCAGGTTGGTGCGGCCACCCGGATCGGCCGGATGGTTGACGTAGCCGCCCTCGTGCTTGAGGACAGCGGCCAGCGCCGTCGGCCAGGTCGCCGCGCTCATTTCTGCCCGCCGGCCAGCAGCTGCGTCTTCTGCTGGCTGCTCGAGGAGGAGCCGAAGTAGTAGGCGATCACCTGCTCGGCCTTGGCGCTGACGAACCCGATCAGCGTGCCGACGGTGGTCGCCATGAGCGGGTCTTTCATGCCGTCCACGAGGCCGAGCAGAACGAGGAACACCGTCGCCATGAAGCCGGCCACCACCACGAACGCCAGCACCCGCGGCATCCAGTCGCGGACCTGCGCCTCGCGGCGGCGGGCGCTGTCACGGTCGCCGGCTGCGATCTTCTCGAGGTCGATGTCGAGCTCGCGCATGCGCACGGCGAAGTCCTGGTCCGCCTGCTTGAGCTTGAGCAGCTGGTCCGGCGTCGCCGACGCCATCGCCTTGGCGACATCCTTCTCGCTGCTGTCGCCCGGCAGCCCGAGCACCTCGGCGACGACCTTCATCGCCATGCCGCCGAGCGGCCCGCCGATGGCAGTGGCGATGCTCGGCGCCACCGCGCCAACGATCTTGAGCAGGTCCATCAGCGCTTCCTCATTTGCAGGATGACCGAGATCTTCTGGCGCAGCCGGATGAGGTCGTTATCAAGCATCCGGATGCGATCGATCAGCGCGATGAGCGTGGCGCTCGCCTCGCTCAGCACCGGCTTCACGATCGTCGTGGCCCATTGCCAGACATAGAAGACGAGGTACGCCATGCCGACGGCCGCCACGATGGGGAAGCCGTACTGCGTCACGAATGTCGAGAGCTGCTGCATCAGTCCTTCCTTGCGTCGTCTCTGTCGGATCTCGCCACGCGCTCGGTGTCCGGCTGCACGTTCAGCGCGGACGAGATCAGAAGATCGATCCGCACGATGTCGTGGTTCATCGTCTTCACGCGGCTATCGAGCGCGGAGATGATGGCGGTCAGGTTGCGGATGCTGCTGTCCACGCCGGCGAGGATGAACTTGAGCGTGAGGAATACGAACGCTCCGGCGCCCATCGCAGAAGCGATCGGGAAGCCGACGTCGCCGATCAGCCGAAACGCCGCCTCTGCTTCCATCATCGCTTTGCCTTCTTGGCGCGGCGCCGCACGCGATACGCCGCCGGGTCGATGCAGAAGCCGAGCGGCCCGCGCTGGGGCTCGTATGGGCGGCCTGGCGGATCAGCGCTGCGGAGTTCGTTGATCGAGCCCGCCATCATTTCGCCGGCGTGGTTCG